CATCTTCAATTGCTTGTTTCTTTTCTCTGAGTTCAGCAAGTAACATTAAGGCTGATTGTAAATCAAACTTAAATCCGTTTACCTCTTGCTGTTTTATTATTCTAGCTATGCTTTGTTCTAAAGCTATACATTGTTTGGAAAAGCCTTTGCTCTCCTCTCTAAGTTTCTTAAGTACTACAGCGTTGAGTTGTACATCTCTAACACAATAGTCCATCATCTCCTTAGAATAATTAAGATAGTCTGAGAACTCTATCTTATGGTAGCCTAACTTGTATCCCCATTTCTCAAGGCTATGTCCGCCTTCTCTATTCGGATTAAATAGTCTTGATAACACTAACGTATCAATGACCGGTATCTTAGACAAGTCAACATCACCAAACTTCTCTACCATAGGTATGTCAAATCCGATGATGTTATGTCCTATTAAAGTATCTGCATTAGCTAACAGTTCATAACCTTCTGATAATTTCTCCGGTGGATATTTATATAACTGTCCGGTGTCCATATCTTGAGCAACGATACAATGTATCTTAGTTGCTTTTAGGTCATCTGTTTCTATGTCAAATACTAAGTCCATTAAAATGCCTCATCCAAACTAGCATCAAAGGTTATGTCCTCATCTGTAAGTTCAGATAGTCTACCGGTTTCGCCATCGTAGATTACTCTACAAGCCATCCCGACATCACCTGTGTATCTAGACTTCAAGATTCTAAGTCTCGTAGTTCTAGCTTCATCAGGGTCATCTGATTGTTGATTACGTTCTAATGCTATCACACAATCACTCAGTTGTCCAATGCTATTGGAACCTCTTAGGTGAGAAAGAGATACTTCAATCCCATTCTCATGTCCCTTGTTACCATCAACACGTCTCAAGTGTGATACTAAAATAATACCGGCACCTGTTTCTTCTACTAAACTTCTCAGTCTAGTCATGATAGTATCAATAGCACGTCTCTCATCCCCTTCATGTACAGCACTGACTAACATATGTAGATGGTCAACGACCACCCACTTACAGTCACATCCTATAATCATAAAGCGAAGCTTAGTAAAGATGTCATCGATATCGTTGGTACCGAAGTGGGAGTGTACCCATACCCTATTACGATTCTCACCATCATAAAGTACGTCAAAAAACTTATCAAGTTCTTCTTTACTAAACCTCTCTCTTACTTGGTCAACATAGAGCCTAGCGTTAGCTTCAATAGAAAGTATACCATCAATGGTACGCCTCCAATCTTCTTCTAATGCTATAATCCCTACGTTATCATCAGTATTTTTAATAAGATGATGTTCAAGTTCACGTGTAACACTAGACTTTCCAAGCCCTGTACCACCTGTAAGAGTTACTAATTCTCCTTGCCTTAGACCATACAATTTCTTGTTCAGTCCTTCATAAGGATAAGGAACACTTTCTTTCTTCTCACGGTTATGAAACTTCTCACGTTGTTCAGATACATTTATAACCCCAGATGGAGTATAAACTTTAGCTGACCACCATGCTTCAACAAACTCTTTATGTCTGTTGTTCTTAAGCATATCGTTAGGGTCTTTCCAACCGTTAGGTAGTGTAACTATACGAGCCTTTCCGGGCTTGAAAAGTCTTGCAACTTTTATACTAGCTTCTTGTCCGGCTTTGTCTTTGTCAAAAGCAATGATGACGTTTTCAAAGTTATCAAAGAACTCTAAGCTTTCCTTGATATCTCTGACTGCACCATTGGCACCACGCTTAATAGATACTACAGCCCACTTAGAACCAAGCAGTTCATATGTAGCCATAGCATCACACTCTCCCTCGGTGACAGTAACATACTTACCACCTTTGAAAAGTTGTTGACCAAACAACCCTGTATCGTTGTAACTTCCGGAGACATAAAAGTCTTTGTCCTTACAGTTCCTAACTTTAGTAGCTGATAGTTCATGCCCGTTGTAGTAAGGGTAGAAATGTTTAACGACATTACCTTGTAAGTCATGTACACATTTAACCCCGTACTTCTGAGCAGTTGGCATAGAAATTTTTCTGTCTGTTAAGGCTGAAAACTTTCCTTCATCTACCATATCGGGTTGCTTAGTCTGAGTTGTTGTTATTGTTTGCATATCCTTTCCTCCACATGCTTTAGTATAGCTAGGCATAAACTCTCCACAGCTAAAGCATTTTGCTGAGTCATCTTCGTTGATTCCTACAGCATCACTGCTTCCGCACAGTGGACAAGGTTGATGTAACTTATCCCAAGTTTTATCCATGTTAGCCCTCACTACACAATTAAGACTCGTCTTCTGAGTCTACTACTTCTTCTTCTGGTTGTTCTACAACTGCCTCTGGGCTTTCCTTTAGGATAGCTTCGAGATTATTCTGGTGTCCTTGTGAAGCAAAGTTCAAAGCTTCTACTAGTACATTCAACGTACCTATCTTGCTGATAGATATGTTAGCACCGGCTTTATTATCTTCGTTCTCAATCTTTGAAACATCATAGACTGATTCACCGTCATCATTTTTAATAGTAATAATCATAATTAAAACTCCTCGTTATCTGAACTAGGTTCAGTGTATTCAACTAAATCAGTAACCTTCACAGCTATTAATTCTGCAAATGTACCATACTTTCCTGTGTAAGGTTTAATCTTCACAGTAACTTCTGAGCCATTACCAACACTAACATCTAAAGGGTTGCCATCGTTGTCAACTAACTTAGGTGCCGGATTGGTTGTCCCATCGTGTCTATCTACTTTTCTACTGAATGAGAAAGCCGGTTCATCGTACTTAGGTTGTCCATCTCTGGTTCTAACCCTTGATAAACCAAGACCCTCTAACTTAGTAGCAGTATCTTCATCAGTCAGCACAACTATTCCATACTTATGTGGTTCAAACTTAGTGTTTGGTGTGCTGATATTTGCCCACATAGCTTTTCCTTCTACGTACTCATACATATATTATTCCTCCTATAGGTTTTAGTTTTTGTATTAAGTGATTGGAGTCTAGCATACTTCTTGCTTTTGTGCAAGTCTTTTTAATCTTCTTTTTTCATTCAGTCTATCTCGCAATACCTGTAGGTCTTCATCCAAGTCTTCCCATAATTCGTTCTTTACTTCTTGTAGTTTGCCTTTAGGTATTTTACTTCTGATTTTTATATCAGACTTCTTAGGTATCCACGTTTCCCAGAACTGTTTCTCTTGACATGCATCTGTGTATGACCATTGGATAGTCTTGTCTAATACTTTGGATTCAAATTCAAACATGAAAGGTAAGTCAAACTTGCTCACCCATTCTGATAATTTCATTAGTAAAACTCTCCTGTTGAAAAGTTTAAAAACAATGGGTCTTCATCACAGTCCCAATCCCCATCATAAAATTCTTGAATATAAATTCTATTGACAGCGTTGTCTAATTCTTTTAATTTAATTTTAGCTTCTTCTAAAGTTTTAAAATATAATTGTCCCCAAGATTTACTTGAATCATGTTCATCATGATATTTTTGATATTCAACACAATATCTTATTGTATTTTTCATATAGCCCTCCGACTTGTTTGAAAATGTATTATAACATATGTAATTTTGAAAGTCAAGTAGGTAGTTTCTCAGTCCCGAAGATTACTACCAACTCCTCCAACAGCAACTTGAACTATAGGTTTTTATAGTGCCTGTCAACACTCGCAAATTATGGCTTTGTTGTTTAGAGTCTGTGCAAACCACCACGCAATGTGGGAAAATCAGACTATTAGTGTGATGGACGATGGTTTCTAGCACTCATTCCAACCTTCAGTCTACGACCACCTTTAAGGATTTTACAGTAAACTCATCTTACACTAAATCTTTAAAACTTAGTCTGGTTTTAGTGGCACTAGACCAGAAACTAGTAGGTGTCTTTAGGCTTAAGGAAGGTTAGTTGAGGGCTACACCTATCGACACGCCTTAAATAAGTGACTATTGTATTAGGCTTTAACCTCCTTGTCAACCTTTAAGTCTAATAAAGTCACACTATAAATATCATCTTTCCAACTAACCTCATAAGCTATTTGGTCTGTAGGGTTTTCATAATTGTAATATACAATATAACTTTCCCAACATCTAAACTCATCCTTGCTCATTGGTGTTAGCACTACATTCTCTTTCATCTTGTCCACCACTTAGGCTTCTCTCTGTTCTTCTCCCACTTAGCATAATGTTTCTCATGGATAACATAATCTCTATAAGCTACAACAGGATTGTCATTCTTGTATTCATCGGGCATAGCCTGTGCAAGTGGTGTCATGTCTCCTTTACTTATGTTGTCAGGATGTTTCTCAAGTGGCTCATGCAACTTAGTATAACTAAGATGTTCTTTACCATACCTGTAAGTGTACTCCATTGCTAAAGCTAAGAAGTGTATATACAACCATTCATAATTACCTCTTGATTCTCTAGCCCAAATAGTACAAGGATGATTCTTGTATGCCTCCTTGTAAAG